GGTAAAATATAAAGAGTTGGAGAGTTATTTAAATACTCTAGGTATGCAACAATATACACAAGGACATGATGATGGATACTCGATGTGCGCTGGTTATTCCCGTAAGTAAACCAAGAAATTGGATTGCTAAGGATTTGCGCACACCAAAATATCGTTGTCGAGTTGAGTTAAACAAAAAGAAATACACACGCAAGGAGAAGCATCGTGGACAGTCAAATTGATAAACTTGAGACTGAAATTCATGAACACTTGGAGATCGACCATGGCGACGTAACCACATATATTAATGTGTTCGATGCTCATCCTGATTACATTCATGTGATGATTGGTAAGACTGACAACTCTGGTAAGTTGGATTTTAACAAACTTGAGATGTTTTTAACTGAAGAACAATTTAACACATTCAGTAGTTTTTTCTCTACTGTTCATAGCAAGGTTTATCTACGCGATCGAGCAGGTACTCTTGAGAAACTACGTCAAGAGTGGATGGCTGATTTTGAAAAGCAAACAGACTTCATTACTGATGACAAAGATCATATCGATCTTCAACAACCAAATCTTATACGCAATATTCAAGACTCCGATACCATCAAAACTAAGATGCGTAATAGTAGAAACTACTGTGTCCGTTTCTACGCAACTTTGTGTAATAACGACTTAGTATACGGCGACTACACTACAGGTTACAGCTGGCGTGCTACTGGTGGTTTGATTGCTGATATCCTCGGCGAAGGCGACTACTTGAATTGGTACTGCTCTGGTGGTGAAGGTAATATTGATGATGAAGTTCAGAACGACTTGAACGCAATTGGTTGGAAGGTTGTTCCTATGGAAGTTGACCTGTCTGAGTACAAACAAGATAAGTTGTTATGATTGATCTGTTATTTTTAGTTGCCATCATTATTGGCGCAGTTCATACTGGTTGGGTTCTTAGAGAACTTTATGCGAAATATCTTGTAAAACAATTACATAATGAATTATCGAACGATCTTGCTGAAATACAAGAACAGTTTAAAGAGAACGTTGTTCCTATGCGTGTTGAGAAACACAACAGCGAATATTTCTTATACAACACAACTAACCAAGCATTCATTTGCCAAGGTGGGACAAAAGACGAATTGAGTGAAAGATTTAGTGTAGCATATCCGCAAAAGAAGGGTGTTATTCTTGAGGGTACTGATTTATGGAGAGAAGTAAATGACAAATGATATTATTGATGTTATAGACGTTATAGATGTTGAGGAAGAGAAGAGACGCAAAGAAGAACTTAATCATCCCAACTTTAAAAAATGGTTCGCTGGATTGTTGAAAGAGATTGAGGTTAATCTCACATTCAAGAAAGTGAATGGTGAAATTAGAAAGATGAGGTGTACGTTAAATGAAGAACTTATCCCAGAAGATAAGAAGTCTACTGGAAACGGTAAAAGAAAATCTCCTGAAGATTCAATCGCAGTTTTTGATCTTGATAAACAAGATTGGAGATCTTTCCGTTACGAATCGATTATTGAATTCAGTGGAGAACTTACAGAAGATTATCCACCACATCCAGACCCAGTTGTTCTTGAAGAGGAAAAAGAAAATGAATGAAGGTAATATGTTTATTAGTGTGTTGGGTATTATCGCTACAACTTTGATTGGTTGTGTGACATACTACAATGTGATTGAGAGTAATAATTCTAAAGAGATTGTTAATGCTGCGATTGCACGTGGTATTGATCCAACTGTCGCAGCATGTGCATCTCAATTATCTACTGGTAATAAAGATGTTCGTTCTACTTGTGAGAAAATGGCAATTATTAAAGGGAAGTGATTATGACTAAAGTGTTGTTTCTAATTGCGTTTATTATCTTTCTTGTTGTTATTGGACCGATTCTTACAATCTGGTCTCTTAATACTCTGTTCCCAGTATTGGCAATCCAATACACAATTGAGACTTGGGCTGCAGCAGCAATTCTCTTTGCAGGAGTCTCTGGACTGAGGATTTCTGGCAGTAAATAATGCTTGACAATTATTATGTTTTCAGGTATAATATATACTTGAAAGGAGACTTCTATGTCTAGTGATAAAGCAGAAAAGCGTCAGAAACTCATTGATCGAGTTTCTGGCAAAAGCGACGAACCATTCTTGTCTGATGATGATTACGATTTGAATGCTGTGTTGAATTGGCATGCCAAAAACACAGATTCGAAATCTCGTAAATCATGGGTCGTCAAACATTACAAAAAGCAAAAGCATGCGCAACTAGCAGAGCATCTTGACTCGTTGCCTGATTTTGACTTTCACACTATCGGTGTTCTTATTCGTTCAGTTGACCTTGGTGGCAAACTCCAAGAATCTGAACAGTTGTTTCTAAACAACAAAATCAAAGAACTCACCACAAAAAAAATCAATAAACCAAAAGCAAAGGTAGCAGCACCAACTGTTGTTGTCAATATTCAAGATCGTATTCTTGAGAAAGCACGTGAGGTTGGTGGTGAGATTGAAGGTGAGATTGATGAGTTTGTTCTTTCTGGTTGCCCGAAAGATTTCAAATTTAAAACACCAATCAAATCCTACAATGCACAGATTGTAAAACACATTGCTTCATTTATCAAACCACGTATCGCTGAAATGCAAGAAGCGTACGAAGGTACAGATGAACAACTTGTTGAGGGATACAGTAATTTTAAGAAAATAGAACTCAAGCGTTTTATTACTCTTCTCGAGTCATTAGTTGAACAATGCGAAGAGCAGAAAGTTGCTGCTAAAGCAATTCGTAAACCACGTGCTCGTAAAGCAAAACCTGCTTCAGTTCAGGTTGCTAAGATGAAATACCTAAAAGAGTTCGCAGAGTTAAAACTTAAGAGTATTAATCCTGCCGACATTATTGGTGCTGATGAGTTGTGGGTTTATAGCACGAAGTATCGTCGTCTAGCAGTTTATCGTTCTGCTGATAGTAATGGACTTGGTGTTAAAGGTACAACCATTATCAACTACACTGTTAAAGGTTCTAGTATGAAGACTCTCAGAAAACCTGAAGAGTTCCTACCAAAAGTGTTGTCAACTCCGAAGCGCAGTCTCACTCCAGAGTTTCGTAATATCAAAACGAAAGAAGCCCAACCAAATGGTCGTATCAACGAAGAAACAATTTTAGTGAGAGCATTTAAATGATTCTAATAGATTATAGTCAAGTTGCATTGAGTAACATCCTTGCGTTTCAAAGCGATCTGAAGAAGGGTTCGCCAGCAGATATTAAGAATCTGATTCGCCACTCAACTCTATCAACGATCAAGTACTACAAAAAGAAATACGGAAAAGAATATGGTGAGGTTGTTATTTGTTGTGATGGTCGTCGTTACTGGCGTCGCGATGTGTTCCCAAACTACAAAGCTGGGCGTAAAAAACATAGAGAGAACTCAGATCTTGATTGGAATTTAATCTTTGATACTCTAAACGATATTCGTCTTGAGATTCAAGAACACTTTCCTTGGAAAGTTATTCACATGGATCGTGCTGAGGCAGATGACATTATCGCATCATTGACATTTCTTACACAAGAGTTTGGTCACAACGATAAAGTTATGATTATCTCCAGCGATAAAGACTTCAAACAACTTCATGTGTTCGATAACGTGAAACAATGGTCGCCGATTCAGAAGAAAGCAGTAACTAGCAAGCATTCTGAAATTACTCGTCAGATTATTGAACACGTTGTTCGTGGTGATTCAGGTGATGGTATTCCCAATATATTTTCTCCTGATGATACATTTATAACTGGAACGAAACAAAAGTCTGTTACAGCAAAACGTCTACAAGAATTTTTCGACAATGGTTTTATTGCGTGTAAGACTGATGAAGAGCGTCGTAACTGGGGACGAAATACTCTTCTTGTAGATTTCAAACATATTCCTGAAGAGATTCAGAAAGAGGTACACCAAGTGTTTCTAAATACTAAACCAAAGGGCGATAAAATGTCAGTTTTTAAATATCTGACTGAACATCGCTGTAAACTATTACTAGACGAAGTGGAGGAGTTCTAATGGCAACAAAATACATTACCGAAGTCTTTGATGAGATTGTTAAAGATCCATCTAAAGTAGCAAATTATAAAGACGATTTCGCATTTAAGACTGTGTTGAAATGCGCTTTTGACACAGAGTATAAATTCGTTCTTCCCGAAGGATCACCGCCATTTAAACCTGCGCCCCAACCAATAGGAATGACTGCAGCGAATCTTCGAATGGAGACTAAGAAGTTTTACATTTTCACAAAATTCAGTGATGTTAAACGTCTGCGTCGTGAACAGTTATATGTTCAATTGCTTGAGTCTTTACATGCATCAGAAGTTAAAATCATTAATGCGATAAAAGATCAGAAACTAGATGCTCTCTATCCAAAAATTACGGCAGAGTTTGTCAAGAAAAACTTTCCTGATGTTTTGCCAGAGGGTGTGGTGGTAGCAGAACCATCAAAAAAATCGAAGGTGAAAAGTGCAGAGAAAGTGGGTTGATGCGTATTTGGACATGGCTGAGAGGTTCGCCGAACTCAGCCACGCAAAGCGTCTCCAAGTTGGAGCAATCGTGGTCAAAAACCATAGAGTTATCTCTATCGGGTACAACGGAACGCCAGAAGGTTGGGATAATTCCTGCGAAGAAGTTATCGAAGTTCACGAAGATGGTGGGGTTGTTACAAAAACTAAAGACGAAGTTATTCACGCAGAAGCCAATGCGATAAGTAAACTCGCTAGAGATGGCGAATCTGGTAATGACGCAACTATGTTCCTAACTCATGCTCCCTGCATTCACTGTGCCAAATTAGTATATGGCGCAGGTATCAAAAATGTTTATTATAGAAATAGTTATCGTGATGAAATAGGCATAGAATTTCTTAAAAAATGTAATGTAACTGTGGAGAAAATTGATGGATAAAAATTTCGAAGTAATTTACCAAAGGGTTCGTTCCTTATATGATGAGGTTATTTCTGAGGGTGATGTTACACCGATGGAAGTCTTTGGTGTATTTCTTGGTGTAATTGCTCAAGAGTTTAGAACAAACTCAACACAAGAAAAATTCCAAGAGTTCCTTGAAGTGATGCGTGATCACCCTTGGCCAGAAGAAACGATGCAATGAAATCTTGGATTATAAACATCGAAGAAGATGAAAATGGAGAACTCTATCTTCCATTAAATCAAGACATTCTTGACTTGACAAAATGGAAAGAAGGAGATATAATTGAGTGGTTAGATAATAAAGATGGAAGCTGGACTATGAAATTAAAGGAAGATATGGAATGGGTTCTTGTTGACACAGTTTCGCAGTTTCGTATGCGTTACATGGTTCAGGTACCTGTTGGTAAAAAAGAGTGGGCTCTTGATACTGTGACTATGAATGAAGCGAAAGAATTTTCTCAAGAACATATTGGTGAGACTATTGTTTCTCATCGAGTAGTTACTGAAGAAGAAGCGATTCAAATTTGCGATGAAGATAACGACTACTGCAAAACATGGTCTGATGAGAAAAAAATTGATGTATTTTTTACAAAAGAAGGTGAGAAAGCAGAACTATGAAATTCACATTTAAATCAAAACAACATGGGTTTGGTAGTCCAGAAACTACTGTAGAATTTGAAGTCGATCAATTAGAAGATGTTGTATACTACTTTGAAGATTTTCTTCGTGGTTGTGGTTATCGCTTCGATGGTAAACTTGATTTTGTGTATGATAATGATAATGAGACGACATATGAAGATGATCAAGAAATTGATTTTTCACATATTAATCTAGATACAGTCAACGTTGACATTTCTGACTATCAGATTAACCCTGATGTTACTTCACCAATGACATTCAGCTGGACAGCAGACCAATTGACAAAAATGCCTGAGAAATTTGTCGTCAATCCTTCTGAATCTAAAGTTGATTATAGTGTGACAGGACAAGGCAAACATATTAATCTTACAATAAATGAAGAAGTAACTTCTTTGGCTAAAACGATTTGTCCAGTTTGTAAACTTGACACAAAAACAATGCAGAATTATACTTGTTATGACAAAAACTGTGGGATGAAATCATGAGTAAAGTATTTACAGATGTTGGTGTTTTTATGAATGCATGTGGGCAGAAATACCCAAGAACACCAGATCCTGAAGTATCCGAACTTGCTCAGCTCTATAAAGGTTTGATTCGTGAAGAGTTTGAGGAGTTCTGGGAAGCAGAAGCAGTTTCTGATGATGCCGAAGAACTTGATGCATGTTTTGATATGATTTGGGTTATCGTTGGTTACATGCATGCACGTGGTTGGAACTGCGAGGCAGCATGGGACGAAGGTGCTAAGTCAAATCTTTCAAAGATTGATTTAGTAACTGGAGCAGTAAGACGTCGGGAAGATGGGAAAATTCTAAAACCTGATGGATGGGAGCCACCTAATTTTGAGAAATTTGTAAAATGATTACCTTATACCTTGACATGGATGGTGTTGTTGCCAACTTTGACAAAGCATACAGAGAATATGATCCTAACAAAGAGGATCGAAAAAAGTTTCGCTCGGCTGTTATGGACGGTAAGATCTTTGAGGAACTAGATCCAATGCCAAATGCAAATATTCTGTTATCTCATGTGATGAATCTTAGAGGCATTAAAATTGAGATGCTTACATCAATGGGAACATTTGATCCTGCGCAGGGAGCAGAAGCGAAACGTCAAAAACTTGTTTGGTTACGTAAACATAATATCACATACAAAGCAAATTTTGTAAGAAGCAAACAAGAGAAAGCCAATTATGCAGCACCAGAATCAATTTTAATTGATGATTCAGTTGGTTGTATTGATCCGTTTGTTCTTGCTGGTGGGCATGGTATTTTACACAATGATGCAGTTATCCGTCAAACACTAATGAAACTCGACAATATCATTTTACAACTACGTGCTGTTAACGCATTACGATGAATATATTCTATCTTGACAAAACCCCAAGCATTTGTTCTGAGATGCATCTTGACAAACATGTCGTTAAGATGATTCTTGAGTATGCTCAACTTCTTTCTACTGCTCACCGTATTCTTGATGGAAAAGAGTATCTTGGTAAAACAGAGAGCGGAAGAAATATCAAGCGATGGAAACTTGATGATTTTGAACTTGAGAATATTTTGTTTAAAGCATCTCACATCAATCACCCATCTGCAATTTGGTGCCGAGCGAATACGCAAAACTATATGTGGCTCGCAGAACTTCTAGAATGTACCTGCGTAGAATACACACATCGCTATGGTAAGATTCATAGTGTTGAGAGGAGTGGTCTTATGCAGATACTCAAGAATAATTTCCCCAAGAATATTTCAAGTGGTTCTTTTACTGAACCAACACCTGCGATGCCTGACGACTGTAAAATTCCAGGAGATTCAATCGCATCGTATAAAAAATACTATATAGAAAAGAAGAAGCATTTTGCAAAATGGACAAAGCGAAATATCCCTGAGTGGTTCGTTTCAGCATAGGAGAAAAAATGGAATTTGATGACGTAAATCATGTAGACCCAAGAGAACAAATGATTGGTGTTTTGTCAGAATTAAACTTTGATAAAATAACAAGCGATTATGATGAGAATATTGATGAACTCTCAGTTTTCCTTGTGCATAAATCATTGACCCCACATTCCCTAGCAATCAATTATCATCCTAAGAATAATCTACATGGTTTGATGGACGCAGAGACAAGCAGAATTATATGCATGTCAACATGGTCATCAACAATTATTGCTTTAACAGAAATGTTAAACACCACACCATGGTTTAATCTTTCTCATGCGACGCAGTTTCCTCGAATGTTTTTAACATCCGAAAGTTGGATGTATCAATACAACACAATTGATAATAAAGTAGCCAAAACTTTCGAAGAACTTTCGATCTCCAGAATTTATCGTTTCAAATTACTGCAGGAAAAATCTGCTGCTCTTGATACTATTCATGCGTTTATCTCAACGTATAGACTTCCCCATCATAAAGACCTTCCACTTCAAGCTGAGATCTATCTTGAGAAATTCAGACAAGCGAAAGAAATTTACAAGAAAAAACTTACTGAAGATAACAGGCACATCTATCCTTTTGTAACTGACTATGCTCTGATTAAAAACATAAGTTTGGCAGATGCAGCACAAGAGATATTTTTCAAGTTTAAATCTTATGTCCATAAACTTTCTGACACTGAGAATATCAGAATTAAATACACAACAATGATTAAAGACGAGTATGATATTAGAAAGATATCTTCTATCATGAAAGATTTTGATAAAGAGTGCAGACTGTATGGAAAAATCTAATGAGCTCGTTTTCTACAACAGCATAGACCTATTCGACAGATCAGCTTCTACAGTTCTTCGGGACTTAGAAGAAAAGGTTGATGGCATTAAACTGTTCTCTAACATGTTTAATGTCTTTGCTGCAAATATGACACTCCATGATAGAACTGGTATTATCACAACACCTGTAAGAACGCACCTGTTGCCGTTTCTTGCTATGCCAGAATTTAACAAGATAGATAAATCTTTCGAGCAGATTTGCGAGGAAAGAGCAAAAGAACTACTACAACTCTCTATTAAATCTAACAGAAAAATTGTTATTATGTATTCTGGTGGTATTGATAGCACACTGATTGTTGTAGCGTTTATGAAGATATGCACTCAAAGAGAACTTAAACAGAATTTCGTTGTCTTGATGAATGATGGAAGTGTTTGCGAAAACAGAAATTTCTATAATAATTACATCAAGAAATACATGCATGTTGATGTAAGCTACAAGTTTCCATTTTATGTTGGTCATCCTAATTACATTGTTGTAACTGGAGAGGGTAATGATCAATTGTTTGGTTCTGCTGTTTCTAGAATTTATATGGTCGATCGAGGAAGTGAAGAACTGTTTTCTGAAATCAATAATGATATTGTTAGAGACTTTATTACAAGAAAGATGTATTCTAATTTAGAAAAGTCGAAACAAACTGAACTGAGTAGATTCGAAAGAGATGGCGATAGAATCTTTAGAATTCTACAGGAAGTTATTGATAAATCCCCTGTTCCTATTACAACACCTTACCAATACTTTTGGTGGATAAATTTCACACTCAAATGGCAATCTGTCTACGTAAGGATTCTATCATTCGTTGAGGGTATTAGAAGAAACACAATACGATTAGAAGATAACTTCTTTATGTTTTTCTCTTCACCAGATTTTCAGTTGTGGGCAATGAACAACACGGATAAACTTATTGGTAACACATGGAACACCTATAAACAACCATGCAAAGAAATCATCTACAACTTTAACAAAGACTCTGAATACTACAGAGAAAAAGTCAAGATGGGTTCGTTAGCGAAAATCGTTATACAAAAAAAATCAGTTTATGCGATTGACACAAATATGCAGTTCCACGAAACATTTCCTGGATATGAATTCTTTACAAATAACAATACCTTTGCGGAGTATGCAAAAAAATGAAAATTTATTCTAAACAAGATGAAGTTTGGCTTGATTATACTAATACGATGTACCCATCTACAGCAGCGATGTATGACGCATCTGAGTGTATAAGTGGGAATTATGATCAAGGATTTACTTATACAAATGAGTATTCAAACATCTATGGTTATGTGTTCTCTGGTGATGTTTTACTTCCCAATGGAATGAACGCAACTGCTGGTCAGTATTTTTCTTGCTGGTCGTTGGGATGTCGAGAAATTAGATATAGTGGTAAAGTAGCAATCATTACTAGAATTGGTTTTAAGGGACAGGACATGGTTGGTGGTCCACTTGAGGACTCTGGTCGTCTTGTTTACATTGATGGTTGTAGCGATAGTCTTCTTGTTTATCCACCGAGACAAGGTGATCCATCTTTAAATGCATTGTTTTTTCCTCCGCAGGTAAATCAATCATATCACATCCATCCAAGTGTCCGTTTGGGTATGGTTATTTCTGGTAAAGGATATGCTTGTCTAAAAGAAGATAAGATCAACGAAAAAGAAATTCTTTTGACACCAGGAACATTGTTCTGTATCGAGGAAAGAGAGTTGCATCGTTTTAGAACAGATAATGAAAGTATGGTTGTTGTGGCTTTTCATCCAGATGGAGATTGGGGTCCAACTGATCACAACCATACAATGCTAAACCGAACTTATATCACTAAATAAAAAATATGCCTACATACATTTTTAGAAATAAAGAAACAGGTGAACAAATTGAGAAGATGATGAAAATCTCTGAACTAGACTCGTTTAGGGAACAGAATCCTCAATTAGAAACTGTTATTCAATCGCCAATGATTTGTGATCCAGTAAGAGTTGGTGTACGCAAAATGGATACAGGATTTAAGGAGGTATTACAAAAAGTACATGAGAGATCTCCAGGTAGCAAATTAAATAAAACGTCTTCACAACTATAAGGAATTCTAATGGCTCGTACCTCAGCAGCAAAGAAAATATTAGAAATTCATCATGACGAGCGCGAAACAAAACCAGTTGCTTCTAATCAATTAAAACTCAGATTAGATAATTTAAAAACATTCCAGCCATTAACTGAAAATCAAAAGTTATTTTATGATGCATATAAACGTGGTGACTACTTTGTAGCACTACATGGTGTAGCTGGAACAGGTAAAACTTTTATTGCTCTATATAAAGCAATTGAAGAAGTGTTAGATAAATCAAATCCTTTCAATAAGATTATTGTTGTTCGTTCAGCAGTTCAATCTCGTGAGATGGGTCATCTTCCAGGAGATGTTGGTGAGAAAATGGAAATCTATGAACAACCATATCGTCAAATTTGCCATCAGTTATTTGATCGCAAAGACGCATGGGATCGTCTAGAAGAACAAGGTCATATTCAGTTTATCTCTACATCATTCATTCGTGGTATGTCGTTTGATAACGCAATCATCATCGTTGACGAGATGCAAAACTTAAACTATGATGAGATTGATACAGTTATGACTCGTGTTGGTCATATGTCTAAAATTATCTGGTGTGGTGACTACCGCCAAACGGATCTAAATAAAAGAAAGACCGATGTCAGTGGTATTCTTAAATTCTTCGATATTGCCCAACACATGAAGGCATTTACTCGAATCGAATTTACAGTAGATGATATCGTTCGTTCATCTCTAGTCAAAGATTATATCTTGGCCAAATTAAAGTTTGAAGATTATGTAGAAAACAAATAAATGCAAAAAACATACAAAACGATATTCATAAGTGATGTTCATTTGGGTACTCGTGATTGTCAAGCAAATAAACTTAATAATTTTCTAAAACATAATACTTGCGAAACTCTCTATCTTATTGGTGACATAATTGATGCTTGGAAAATCCAGCAAAATAAATGGCGATGGAAACAGAGTCATACTAATGTTGTTCGTAGAATACTTGGACATGCAAAAAGAGGAACCAAAGTTATTTACGTAGCAGGAAACCATGACGAGTTTCTAAGACCCATGATTCCCTATGGGTTTTCGTTTGGTTTAGTTGAAATACGAAATCAAACAGAACATTTGGGTGTTAATGGTAAACGATATCTTGTAACACATGGTGATTTGTTTGATGGGATTACTCGTCTTGCGCCATGGCTTGCGTTTCTTGGCGACAAACTATACGACCTAGTTCTTGATTGGAACTCTCGCTTCAATTGGGTTCGTCGTAAACTAGGATTTGGTTATTGGTCATTATCTAAGTATTTAAAACATAGAGTTAAGAAAGCGTCTGACTTTATGTTTCAGTTTGAGAAAAATCTTGCAGCGTATTGCAAGAAACGAGGATATGATGGTGTTGTTTGTGGGCACATCCACCACGCAGAGATTAAAGAAATAGATGGCATCATTTATATGAATGATGGTGATTGGGTTGAGTCTTGTACTGCTCTTGTTGAACATTACGATGGTCGTTGGGAAATAGTTACCTGGACGAAGGAAAAAGATGATGTTGTTGAGGGATAAAATAACAATAGTTGTTCCATGTAAGAATGAAGAGAATTATATCTCTCATTTACTCGAACACCTAAAGAAACAGAATATTGGTAACACTCGCATTATTATTGCAGATGCCTCTACGGATAACACAAAACATGTTATTGAAGAGAGCAAAGGTGATTTGAATGTTGAAGTTATTGGGGGTGGACCAGTTTCTATCGCAAAAAATAATGGTGCGAAAATTGTAACTACACCATATATTCTGTTCATTGATAGTGATGTAAGATTTTTTAAAGACACAGTTATAATTGACACTATTAGAGAGTTGGAGTATAATGATCTTGATTTGGTTGGATTGTACGCCAAATGTTATGATGGTGATATTAGAGCACAAATTGGATTTATGATTTTTAATGGAATTAACAGAATAATGGGATACTGGGTTCCTTTTGCTGTTGGCGCATACATGCTCACACGAAGAGATAAATTTGAGGAGTATGGTGGATTCCCTGCAAAATATGGAACTAGTGAGGATTTCTTTTTATCAAAAAAATATGATGTTAAGAAATTCAAATTAGTGAATCATTATTTTGGGCAAGATAGTAGAAGATTTCAAAAGATGGGATATACGGGAATGGCTTGGTATCTTATTAAAAATTTTTTGAACAGAAACAATACTGAATATTGGAACAAATTAGATTATTCTAAATACTGGAAATAATGTTTACACATATACATCATGATATACAGCGAATACAACGTGTTGAGACTCCCGAAGGTAGACTCTACGAGACACCTTCGGGTAAACGCTATCCCTCCGTTACAAGCGTCACAGGATTGCTTGGCAAAGAAGCAATCATCGCTTGGAGAAAACGAGTCGGAGAAGCAGAAGCCAACCGCATATCAACCAGAGCAGCAAATCGTGGAACAAGAATCCACTCACTCTGCGAATCCTATCTTAATAATGAGCATGTTGAGCCAGATATATTTGATGCAGAGACTTGGTCTTCATTCAAACCAGTCCTCACAAAAGTCAACAACATACACTGCCTTGAAACTCCACTCTATTCTGACCACCTACAAGTCGCAGGAACAGTTGACTGCATCGCAGAGTACGAAGGTAAACTTGCTGTCATAGATTTTAAAACATCAAGTAGAGTTAAGCGTCGCGATGACATTCATAACTATTTTATGCAATGCTCTGCTTATGCAGTAGCATTCGAAGAACGAACAGGTATTTCTATTCCGAATATTGTTATTCTAATGTCTGTTGATAACGAACCACCATTGATATTTCACGAGAAACGAAATCAATGGATCAACAGTTTTATTGACCTACGTAATCAATTCTTTATTGAAAGAGGTTATTGACACCATAAAAAAATACAATGAAAAAATGGTTGACATTTAATAAAAACTATTATAAAATATATACATGGGGTTGAAAAACCTCTTTATTTTTTTGAAACACAGGAGATTTAAATGAGAACAGTTGGCGATAAATTAGAAGGATTTGCTATTACAGGTGTCAATCCTATTAGCAGTAAAGGTGAACAATTTTTTACAATTACGGAAGAATCGTTTCCAGGAAAGTGGAAAGTAATCGTATATTATCCAAAGGACTTTACATTTGTGTGTCCTACTGAGATTGTGGCTTATGATAAGTTGTTCCAAGATTTCGCAGATCGTGACGCAGTTCTTTTGACTGGTTCTACAGATAACGAGTTCTGTAAAGTAGCATGGCAAACTTCTCATGATGATTTAAAAAATTTGAAGCACATTCAGTTTGCTGATACTTCTCGCGATTATGACGTTTCTTTGATCGATCAACTGGGTGTATTCTATGCACCTGCAGGTGCAGCACTTCGTGCTACATTTATTGTTGATCCAGATAATGTGATTCAGCATGTCACAGTAAATAATCTAAACGTAGGTCGTTCACCTGAGGAAACTTTACGTATCCTTGATGCTCTTCAAACTGGTGAGAAGTGCGCATGTAATCGTCAAGTTGGTGGAGAGACTCTATAATGTTTATTGATGCGATTAAAGAAGCTCTTCCCGAGTATGCGAAAGATACGAAACTAAACCTTGACGCAGTCCTTAATCGTAGCACATTACCAACAGATGAGGCATATGGTTGCGCAGTTGCTGCTCTTGCGGCAACTGGCAATGGTAAAGTTCTTTCTGTTTTGCTGGCAGATGCGCCAGCTGAAGCGAATGCTGCTATGTGTGCTGCGAGTATTATGGCACAAAATAATGTTTGGTATCCATATGTTGAAATGGCTGATGATCCAAATCTAAAAGGATTGCCTGCTCAACTTCGTATGAATGCTATTACTACACATGGTGGTACAACTAAAGCAAGATTCGAATCGTATTCTCTTGCTGCTTCTATTGTTGGCAAGTGTCACTTTTGCGTAAAAGCGCACTACGAAACATTGAAGAAAGAAGGTTATACTGTTGAACAACTTCGTGACATTGGACGCATTGCTTCGGTAATGAACAGCGTCGCCAAAGTGCTAAATAGTTAAATGTCTAATCTAATTCTTTTTCTGCTGATTATTGTTCTACATGTTTACTGGGTGTATAAGCTGGTAACATACGACTGGAGTAATTTCGAAGAAGATAAAAAGAATTCAGATTTTTAGAATTGTTGTAATCCCTTCAAAGCGAAGGAGTTCTGGACGGGAGTTCGACTCTCCCCATCTCCACCAAAAGGGCACTACACCCCTCTTAATAATGGGCAACCTTGTAGTGCGTTTTTGATGGGGATGCATTGGTTTCGACAGGGCTAGATAGTAGAGACGGCAACACGGTAGGCGATGACCGTAAATCAAGCAAATAAAGTAAATGCAAATGACGAAAGTTACGCATTGGCAGCTTAATAGCTGACTAGGGTTTCGGTTGGTTTCCTCGTAACAGAATAACCAACCATTATAAATAAGTGTATATATTATGAACACACAAATTTGAATTTTTCACACACAACACAGAAAGGTAATTACTATGTCAAATATGACTCCGTTCGAGATTCGCCTCGAACTTTTAAAAATGGCGAAAGATATGCTTACTGAAGAGTATTATGGTAAGCGTGAAGTGGTTAGCAACGATTGGTCAACTAAAGTCGAGGTTGCTAAACTCAATGGTGGCATGATTCCTGAACATCCAGGATTCCCGTCATATCCAAACGAATCTGAAATCATTGCGAAAGCAAATGCATTAAACGGATTCGTAAGTCAAATCCCCCAAACTACACAAGAAAAGACTACTATCAAGAAGTCCACCTGATATGGGATTGGAAGGCGCACGCACAAGTTGTTTGTGCCTTCTTTAACTAATTAAGGAGATAGAATGAAGTTTATAACAACTGTTCTGTTAATTATCGTTGTTATTTTTGCTTACTTGTTTACTACTGCTCATGGGAAAATGTTAGCGTCAAGTATTGTTAATGTTCCTTACGAGTTTTTAAACACAAAAGAAAAAAAAGAAGTTGATTGTCTTGCTGATAACATATATTACGAAGCAGGATATGAACCAAAAGAAGGAAGAATAGCAGTTGCTGCTGTTACAATTAATCGTGTCAAATCACAGAAGTTTGATTCCTCAATCTGTGGTGTTGTGACTCAAAAGACACAAGGTGTATGTCAATTTACATGGTTATGTGATGGATCTGTGCAGAGAAAACCAAACCCTGCTATATACAATGAGGCGAGAGAATTAGCACTCTATGTTTATTTTAACCATGGAGTGATTGAGGATCCATCTAAAGGTGCTTTATATTATCACGCAGATTATGTAAACCCTCGTTGGAAACTCGACAAGACCACAACAATTGGTCGTCATATATTTTATAAACCAAAAGAGGAATATACCTATGCTAGACAAACTAAATATCAAACTAGATTCTAGTGATTCAAATCAAAACTTCCTTTTGTTTATGGATGAGGTATCCACTTCCTCTTGTAAAAATGTTGTTGAGTGGATATTTCATTGTAATTTTTCTGAAGAAAATTTTGATGTTTTAAATCTAATCATCTGTTCTCCAGGTGGTGATTTAAATGCAGCGTTTGCTGTTATTGATACAATTAAAGGTAGCCATATTCCTGTTAGAACTATCGGACTTGGGCAGATCGCTTCGGCTGGTCTGCTCATGTTCATTGCAGGAGAGAAAGGACAACGTGTTCTTACGCCAAACACTTCTATCCTTTCGCATCAATACTCATGGGGTTCTTTTGGTAAAGAACATGAACTCTTTGCGCAAGTTAAAGAATTTGATTTAGTGACCAAAAGGTTAATATCGCATTATAAGAAGTGCACAGGATTAGACGAAGAAACAATTAGAGACAAACTTCTACCACCACAAGATGTCTGGCTTGCTGCAGCAGAAGCAAAAAAACTCGGACTCTGTGATATTGTAAAGGATCTATACTAATGAGTGATACCCAAACTAAAGAACAACATTCTAAGCGTATTCATAGCAAAAAAACTGCTGTTAAAAGGCAAGTTAAAATTGCGAAGGCGCATGGTGTCGAAGTAAAAGAACCACACAAATATGCTAAGCATCACGCAATGGATTGTGGTCAGCCACACTGTATAATGTGCGGTAATCCTAGAAAGATTTGGAAAGAAAAAACTATTCAGGAAAAAAAGTTTGATGAAGTTCCATTAGAGGAGTAATTATGAATTGGTTAAAATATTCTGGATTGTTTATCACTATTACTGCAAATCCCTTTCATTGGAGATTGGGATTAGAGTATGGTAAAGATGAAATAAGTGGACCGAAAACTTGGACTTTAAAAATAAATCTTTTGTTTTTCGGTCTTCACTTAGTTATTGATGATGGTTCATGGTAGGCATACTGCCCATAATTCTATACGGTAAAAAGTATAATTCAAGAAATAACATAACGTAGAAATCGAAAATCATTTCTTAGCGTTTTCTTCAGCTGCTTTTTTCTGTGTAGCAGCTGGAGCTTTACGATCTACTTTTTCTGGTTTCTTAATCTGTGGTTTTACATCAGATTTTGGTGGTTCTTTACATTCAATTTTACTAGCATTCTTTTTCTGAGAGCAATCAATCTTTGGGGCAGGTTTGTCTGCAGAATATGCTGGAAGAACGAATGAAAATGCAACAAAAAAACTTAGTAAGTATTTCATCTTATGCTCCAAAAATGTGAACTGCTTCGTTATAGTGCTTGATACGATCATCAAGACCAATCGTACCACCATTAATTCTCTTAGTCATTCCAACAAAATCGCCTGCGTCAGCAAATGTGTTTAGATCATTTGCATACCAGAACCAGCATCCAGAATGAACTGCGCCACGTGGTGTTTCTAAATATTCAGCTGCGTCTTCTGGAGAAATACCAGCGTAGTTTGCGAAATTAACATAATTGTTTTTACCAGTTAACTGAATCAAACCACGACCACAGTAACGGAAGCCATCGCCAGATGCTTCATCACCATTACCCATACGACCACCATAAACTACGTTGGCAATTTTTTCTGGTTGACGAGCATATTGATTAGCGTCGCGATTTGCTCCAAAGTATTTTGGGAAAATCTTATTCAAACCATCAGCTGAGTAGTTTAGATTCTCTTTCAGAACACGATAACCACCAGACTCATGCGCAGTTTGAGCAATGAATGCTGCGACTCTACCGACTGTTGTTATTTCGAATACTGGAAGTAATTCGCTTAATTCGTTAAACCAAACATCAACACCATATGCTGCATTTGGAATGATATGTGACAATTTCTGAGATGTAAATTCAAATTCAAAGGACATTGTTATTCTCCTGGTTTTTTAATAATTGGTGGAACTGCAACTCTTGGTGGAACTGCGACACTTGGAGGAACCATTACTGGCTCGATTGGATCTGGGTATGCCATTGGCGTTGGGTTCATTGTCATTGGCATTGGTGATGGTGGCATTGCTGGTCTAGTCATCATCGGACTAGGTGTTGGCGATAATGGTGTTGGTTTGTTAACACCAGAAGCCATGTCTAATGCTTTCATCTTTGCGTCTTTGTCATTACCAGCTAACATAATACCAGACAACGTGCCTGTTAGGAATGTTGCGATAGGAATGATCAACTCAAAAAATTTCTGATCGATTGGAGAAATTGCGTTAAGTGGTTGTGTTACAAAAATAATTGAGTAAAGAACAACGAAAACAATTCCTGTTAATGTTAATGCTAAACAGATTCCAATAAAGAATCTTAAACGAGCCATTAACTGCTCTTCTGTATACATAAATTCTTGGTTATTTTCCACAGTTTGTTGCTCCTTGTGTAACAGGTTTTTGAGGCGCAGCAGCAGCTTTTTCATCAGGTGGTCCTAATCTGGGATCTCGTTGTCCCTTAAAAATATGCTCTGGACATGTTCTAGTCACATCACATAATGGTTTTTGACAAAACTCTTTATCCCAGTTCTTGGGATCTTGGCACGGATAGCGGAATCTGTCACCACCAAAATACGCTAATGCTAATGGTAACAGAATTAATATACCGAGCCATTTAAATAATTTTTTATCGTTCAACATTACCTCAGCTTTCTAATAATTATTTTGCTAAAGGGTTATCCAATGCTCGCTGAATACGAACATCTACGTCCTTATTTAGCTGCTTCAGAGATTGTTCGTTTTCTTTCTTCATGTTGCGAAGATCTACTTCAGTCTCACGTTGCGATTGCTTGGCTGTTCTTTCAACAGAATCAACAACACCTTCTAGACGACGGATGTCTGCTTTAAGATCATTCTTGATATCTTGAGTATACTGAACAGACTTTTCTGAACTTTGCTGAACCAACTCTAACTTCTTGTAAATTTCAGTTAGATCTGGTGACACATATTCTGCAATCTTTTTCTTCATACCCTGATAGTCTTTATAAACTTCGAATGTCCCATATAGACCACCAAGAACTGAAGATACAATTGTGAATGCGACCATTAATTTTGCTGGTGTAAATTCATAACCACCGATACTGATAACAGTATCTTTACTGGCATACTTTTTTACTGCTGCTTCCGCTTCATCTATTTTTTTATTGACATCTTTGATTTCTTCTGTCATTTTACTTTCCTTTGTTGTATTGAGAATCTACCATTTCATTATGCAATCTATCAGTACCACCAAACATTCTTAGGTTGGCACGATTATCAATATTTCTTTGATTGTTATAAACTGTGAATGGTTTATACCCAGCAACATCTGGTAACATTGTCTTACCATATGAATCAAAACCAGGTGTAAATCCCATTGCTTGAATCACAACATTTTGAACTTGTTTCTGTGATTCCATGTCAGCAACTTTACCCATTTCATTTGCAAGGTTTTTACCTTTTTCTACTGCTTCTGCTCTTGCTGCAGCTTCTCTTCGTTCTTGGAGTGCTTGACGGACAGTTGGTGCTGCTGGTTTATCAGATGACGCTTGAGCAGTATTAGTATTTTGTGACGGAGAACTGCCTCCAGTGCCTTTCGGAGCATCATCTTTTTTATCCTCTTGTTTATTTCCACCTCTTGGTTCAGGTTTATCGCCACCACCCTTTGGTTCATTCTGAGCCATTTGTTGTTGTGGAGCAGGTGGAGGTGGTGCTAACTGAACTG